CTCGCCTGGGGGGACGGAGTGGAGTGCAAGTTGTAATTTAGGGTCCCGTAAAACCTTCCGTACGAATGGTTTAGCACAGAAGACACAGACCTTAAATTGCTGCGTAGCCAAAGCGCCGCGGTTACGCCAAAGAAGCCAAAGAAGGCTCTTTAACGAAGAAACCGCGGAAGACGCATGACAAATGGCGCACTGAACTCCGTCCATACGGAGCGCCCCCAAATTTACCTTCTTTACCCTCCTCCCATCCTGGAACAAGGTAGAATTAATTTCTGCCCAGGATGCATGTACCATTGTCTTTTCCTGATTGACTATAAAGCCAACCAGATCACACTCCTTACGAAGTGCGAGGTACAGTCCATGATCCGGTGTAAGATCACGGAAAAGGAGATCATCGCCGTTGATGAGACAGCGATGCGCGAGCGCCTTACGGCGATCGACTCTCCGCTCGACAATAAGCCGCTGTACAGCGAGCTCGACAACCGTCCGATTAAACAGACAAAGCATCGGGAAGCTCATCACGCTACCCATCGGTTGTCCCCTAAGAGCGACAGGGCCGTCACGGTCAATCTTAAGATTGGCCACGACGCCCATAGCCTCGATCTCCTCGGGTTTGAGCCCGCGGCTCTTGTCAACGAGTACGTCCACGAGGGCACGCACGAACTGAGTCTTGAGATTATCCGTAGCAGACGAATAATCAACAGAAACCCAGTCGTGTCCCTCCAAGGCACGAACTCTCTCCTCCGTGGGCGGACCACAAAGGAGCCATCCTTCCCTCGCTAGCGACGCATAAAGACTGCGATGGAGTCGAGAAAGAAGACGGGTGTGGGCCTCAGAGTACAAAGTGACAATCCTCGGTTTACCAGAGGATTGCACCAACTCAACCCGACACCAATCCGCAAAACTCTCCTCAATCCAGTTACCACCCTCATTTCGAGAATGGAACAGCGTCGCGGACCCGTTCGGAATAAACGGGCTTTCGCCACGATTCCATGCTACAGGAACAAATGTAGCAGCCGCCCTCTTAAAGCGCGCCAGTTCGCCTTGAGTGGCCTCACAAACTGGATGGAACCTGGATTCTTTCCATGCTTCCAATTTCCCTATGTTAACTTCCGCGCAGGCCTTGCACGGAGGGCCCTCCAACTTCTGGGAGGTTTTAATTGAAAGGTCAACAACAGGGGTACTGTCATCAACGACTGACCGGATTGCGGATCGAATCTGACCGCACAGAATCCGGGGAGGGAGCTTAATTGTGGTCTTAAGCCCTTTAAACTCCATCCTCAGTAAACGAAGACAGAGTCTCG